ATACTACCAATAGGGCCGTAATATAAATGCTTAATTTTCCCAGCATTATGTTTATGAATAAAGAACTCGTCTGTTACCCAATAATAAGATTCGAGAGTCTCAAAGAATCTATATGTGCATGAAGGAACATTTGTATTGAATCCCATGCTTGCAAGTAAATTCATTGTGTAAGCTGGTGTATAACGTGGTATAGTTAAACCAGTTGCCGAAAAAGTATCCTGAAGATAAAACTTTCTTTGTCCAAAATCTTCTTCAACAATGGTAGATTCTGTAAGGTTGTATCTCTTAGCAGATCTCATTGTAAAATCTTGGCCATACAGTTGATCTATTTCAGTTTCCCCACCTACCTTTGCGTAATAAGTTTGAAATACTCTTTTTGCAATCTCGTGTATTTGCCCATTGTAGGCTTTGATTACTTTTCTTTTGTTGGCATTAAAAGTTTCTTTAGAAACAAAGTGCATTTTATATACAGCACCGTCTGTATTTTCCATAGGTGTAATGTCACTTATACGGATCACTCTTGTTTCTAAAACAACCTTATACGGCATATCAGAAGAAATAATTGTCATAAGCAATGTTTCTTCTGCGCGCAACGGCAAATTCTCAAGAAGACCAACCGTCTCCTCGATCTCTAAAAATCCCTGATACTGATGAGCTTCCATGCTCTGCGAAATCTCAAAGCCGGTAATAAACTGAGCAATATCCTCTACGCGTTTGGGATCAAACTCGTTTACAATCTGGCAGGATACGACTTCGCATTGGGATAGATTACGTGACATCAGTTATTTCTTAGTTTTCTAATAAATTCTTGTTCTATACGTGGCAAATATTCTCTATCAATTAAGAATATCTCTTTCTTATTTTCATTCAACGCATATTCTTCGTCATAAATCTTCCAAGGTTTCCACTCGTCTGGAATAATTCGTTTGATAATAATCTTACGACCTGTTTCAGTACGCAAGATAACGCGATCTTCTTTACGAAGATAAATCGTTCGGAAAGATTCTGGCGCTAGTTTGACAATTTCTACTGCCATCTACTATACCTCTTTGTAATAATATATAATATTCTCGTCATTATCGTCTTTAGTCCAGTCGATAATGTCCTCACCTGTGAGTCCCGATGCTTCACCGTATTTGTCAATTAAAAATAAATTGAACTCGTGATTTGATTTAGGCCATTCGTGATATGGATCTGTAATATTGTTAGCCATATAAACTAGCCATTCATAATCTACAGAGCCATAATACCACTCTGCGATATCCTGTGCTCTTTCACCTTCCTTAACAGTGTAAGGCATATAAAGAAGTGGATTGTTTGTAACTTCTTTTGTAAACGTATTGCGGCGAGTGATGTCTTTAACTTTAACACCTTGGTACTCAATTTCTGGAAATTTTTCAAAATATCTTGTCATGCCACCGTCGTCCCATTATTGTTACCCTGATTTGTTTCAGCAGGAGGGGGTACTGACTTTGCAGTCTTAGGTGGAGGAGTAGCAATACCATAATCGTGTGCTGTCTCAACCTCAAGCTCTGATAACTGTATACCAAGTCCTACCGCTGCTGGTTTACCACCTCTCATAATCGATACGCCACCTGTAGGTCCGTAATCAACTGTAATGTTTTGAATCATAGCTGGTTTAAATTTCATAAAATGTTCACCATTTACACCAAGCAAATAAATGTTTACTGTAGATGGATATCTTAAAAATGCTGAATTGATTCCAAATAGATTTGCTGTTTGCGGTAAAGAGTGCTGTTTCAGGTGATAAACAATATTCTTAATTATATCTGAATCTCTTGTGTTATTTGGAAATAGCTCCCAGTTAAACTGGTGCTGTCTTAGATTTACACCTTCAAATGTAAGGGTTTCACGAGGGTTCAGAACCTGTCCAGTAGCATTGTTTACTGCACGAGCATAGTCACCCGGCAATGCTTTTCTTAATAGGTATTGAGCACCAGTTACAACATCGGCAATATCTGTACCCATAGCATTTCCAAGCGCACCTTGAAGCTGAGCCATTGCACCTCCACCACCTGACGTGCCACCACCTCCAAGCATACTTCCAACCGCAGCGCCCATACCTTGTAGAATTTTTGGAAGATCTCCAATAGTTTGGCCATTACCACCAGACTGAATATAGTTGTTTACTCTTGTAGCAATTTGTTCTACAAAAGGATCTCTCTCAAAGTTATTTACTCTGAGGCTCGTTTGGTCTGTAAGCTGCTTTGGAAAAGGCAACTCGATTGATGTTGTAGTTTTAAGTGTTGCTGCAACAGTTCTACCAAACTGATCTTCCGGTGCTTCAAGAAGTCCACGCGCGGTTCCCACAGAATCTCCGTCTCCAAATAAAGATTTGAAGTCGTATTGTTTGAACACCATAAGAATCTTATGCGGTTGGCCGTCTGAAGGAAAGCTAAAAAATTTTGGAGCTTTATCTTCTTCTTTTTTAGTTCTTAGTATTTCCGGTGGGGTAAATTTTTTACCGATTGAGCCGATCATTAAACTGCCGCCTTTTTATATAAATAGGTTATTATGATCTATTTATACTGAGAAATGAGGCGGCACGTGGCGTATGGTGGAAGGTTTAGACCAAAGAACCCCGTAAAATATAAAGGTGATCCAACAAAAATTTATTATAGATCTATGTGGGAGTTCAAATTCTTTCGTTATGTTGATGAACACCCGCATGTTTTATGGTGGGCCAGTGAGGAATATGTAATTCCATACTATTCACCAATTGACGGTAAGAGGCATCGGTATTTTCCTGATGTTGTTGTTTGTAAAAAAGGACCGGATGGAACTCAATCTACTATGATGATTGAGATCAAACCAAAAGGACAAACAAGACCGCCGGATAGATCTAAAATGAAAACGGCTAAGGGCAACTTATCAAGGCGATATATTAACGAGGTGAAAACGTACGGTATCAATGAAGCAAAGTGGAAAGCAGCTCGAGCGTGGTGTGCACAACGTGGATGGACATTCCACATATATACTGAGGACCAATTAGGAATCAAATAATGGCTGAGATATTTAGCAATATTCTATCACAAGGTATTAGAGCGGGTCAGATGCCTGCTCGTACAGCACAGGCTCGTGAATGGTATAGAGACCAAGCAAAAGAAGTTACTCGGTCATCTCGTAACAGAACTCGTGCCGATCAATTAATAAGAGAGATTCGTAGAGATGGCGATAGACCACAGCGCAGTCAATTTAGACTAGGCGACATGTATCTTTTTACCTATGATCCAAAGCATAAAGACAAGCTTCCGTACTACGATAGGTTTCCTCTTATTTTTCCAATAAATAAAGCTAAGGGTGGATTTCTAGGTATTAATATGCACTACCTACCGCCAGTATTAAGAGCAAAGTTAATGGATCAGTTGTATACTGTTACGACAAATAAACGTTTTGATGAGACTACAAGATTGAGATTGTCATATGATATTTTGAACGGTGCGGCTAAGTTTAGAGAGTTTAAGCCGACAATCAAACATTATCTCAATGCTCATGTGAGAACAAAGCCAGCTTACATTTATCCAAGTGAGTGGGATGTTGCATTGTTCTTACCAACACAGAAATTTGTCGGTGCAAATGCTACTCAAGTTTATGCCGACTCTAGAAGAATTATAAGGGCATCACGATAATGGCATTTAACTTATCACAATTCAAATCCCAGATGGACTGGTTCGGTGGACCAGATCGTGCCTCTTTATTTGAAGTTGAGCTCAGTGGCTTACCTTTAACTAAATCGAGAGCGGGTTCATATGACCTTAAATTTTTCTGTAAAAACGTAGCCATACCGGGCATGATCTTTAACCCTGCTCAGTATGAAGCCGTGGGTCAGATGCGTAAGGTCTATCCTATGGGATTCAACCCAGAACCAGTACAAGCAATCTTTTTACTTGATGCTGATAAACAAGTACTTACATTCTTTCATGGCTGGGCTCAGAGTATGGTAAACTTTAGTACCGCGGGTGGAGCATTCTCTGCGGTTGACGGTACAAAACCATTTGAAATTAATTATCGTGATGATTACGCATGTCGAATGGTTATCAAACATTATAGTGCAAACTATTTGCAAACCGGACAATACTATGAGGTAATTCTAGATAAAGCGTTCCCAATTCAAATGGGTGATGTGGATCTTGCATGGGAGAATGGTGACAGTTTTGTTGTTCTACCAGTAAGTATTCAATATGATAGAATCGAGTTCTCAGGTGAAAGATATGGTTATCCTATAGGCGGGGATGGAAACAGCCTACTTAAATTACTTACAGCAGCCGGTAGAATCAACGACATTATGGGCGGTGGTATTCTTCCAACTGATGTACAAGATGCAGTTAATAAACTCACTGGAATTAACAGCGAATTTGATAATATTTCTAGCAAAGGTCGAAGTCTCGCAAACCAGGTGGGTAGATTCTTAGGTGGATGAACAGGAGAAATTAAATTATGCTACCAAAAATTGATCTTCCTATTTTTGAAACAACCTTGCCATCAACAGGTGAGAAAGTCAAATATAGAGTGTTTACAGTAAAAGAAGAAAAAATTCTTCTTGTTGCTTCTGAAAGCGAAGACCCAGAACAAAACGTCTTAGCAATCAAGCAAGTTTTAAATAATTGTTTAATTGATACAGATGCTAGCAAACTAGCTATGTTTGATATGGAATATATGCTTCTACTTATCAGAGCAAGATCAGTAGAAAACGGTGTTAAGTTTAGCATAGTAGATCCAGACACAAACGAGCAAGTAGATTTGGAATTAGATTTAGATGAGGTAAAGGTTACCAAAGATCCTAATCATACTAATCAAGTTCCTATTAACGATGACTATGTTCTATTTCTAAGATACCCTACAATAGATGAGTTCATTAAAATCGCTAGTATCGATCCTTCAGATCCTTTAGCGAACTATGTAATTATGATTTCTTGTTTAGATAAAGTCGCTTCTGAGGACGAAGTCTTTGAATTCCATAAGTATACTCAAAAAGAAATTGATGAGTTTATGGAGGGAATATCGGCACCGGTTGTAAAAGGAATTCAAAATTTCTTCGACACCATGCCAAAGCTACGTCATGAAGTATCTTATAAGAATAGTAACGGAGATGAGAAAACTTTTGTTATTGAAGGAATTAACTCTTTTTTTTCCTAGTGCTGAGTCATATTAGCCTCAAGGACTATTACAGAATTAATTTCTCGATGGCTCAGCACCATAAATACTCTATAAGTGATATTGAAAATTTGATACCATACGAAAGAGATTTGTATTTTAGTATGCTGATTAGTCATATTCAAGAACAACAACAGGCACAGCAAGGTTAATTAAATGGCAGTATCAGAAGAAACACAAGCTATCATAGATAGACTTAAAGCAGAAGGTGATTTAATTCGCAATAGCGGAACTAATTCTCTGCGCACGATGACTATCAAATTAGATAAGTTTGAAGGTTTGTTTACAAGTATTAATAGACAACTTGTTGCTCAGACCGATCTTTTGAGAGCTCAGGCCGGATTAGCAGCTCAAGCCCGTAGAAACGAAGAAACAAGAAGACAATACGAAGAGCTTACTCCTCCAACAGTAGAAAACGATTCGTCACCGGCTACCTCAGGCCCAGGACGAAGTGGAACTGAAAGAAGAATAGACGACGTAGCTAGAAAGCTTTCATCTGCTTTGAGTCTTAAGAATCTAGCAGTAGGCGCTGCTGGAATGTTTGTCGGATATAATTTCCTTAAAGGTTTCATTAATCAAAAGTATGATGGAGCTTGGGACAAGATGGAAACCGGGATTGGTAGCCTCGGTAGAAGTCTTGCTAATATTGACACAACAAAACTAACTGAAAATATTACAAACTTTGTTGATTCTCTACCCAAGCTTACAAATATGATTAATGACATTACTAAAGCATTTCAAGACTTTAAAACAAAATGGGAAGAATATGGATGGACAGATCTGATCAGTGGCATATGGAATGCTTTAAGCAACGTTACTCTTACCATACTTGGACTGAAAGCAACCATAGCTGGTTTTAGAGCCTCTACTGCAATTGCCAATTGGAGAGCTTCTAGAAATGCTATAAAATTGTCAGGTGGTGATCCAACAAAAGTTCCAAAGCCAGATTTACCAGTTGCGTCATCAAAAACACCAATTGGTGTGTCAAAAGATGGCAGACCAATCTATGACGATCCTTTAAAACCGGGAAGATATCTAGACGAAACTGGTAAAATAATTCCTGATTCTAAATTACCAGACGGAATGTCTAGTAATCCAAGCGGTAAGGTTACTACAAATCTTGGAAACATTGATCTGAGTGGAAGAAACTTCGTAGTAAAAGATGGAGAATTCTATTCTAGATCTAAACCTGATACTCCACTTAGAGGTGCGGCAAGAGACGCTGCACAACGAGCATTGAGTGCTGACATTATTGGTGGCAGAGTCCATATACCTGGCATTAGTACATCACCTCCTATAAGAGCAACTATTTCTGATATTGGAAAGCAAGCTGGGCAAAAGCTGAGACCTAAAATTGTTTCTCTTGCCAAAGATAAAGTTTGGAAAGTTTTCGGAACCGCTCTTCCAATTATTGGCATGGGCGTTGGAGCTTGGCTTGCTCTTAATAACTTATTTAAAGGAGATTATACATCTGCGGCAGCCAACGGCGTATCCTTGTTTTTGCCTACAATATCTGGTACCGCTGTAGATATTGGAAGTGTTGCTACAGAAATTTTCTTTGAAATGTCTGAAGAAGCCTTTGGAGAAAAGACTACCTTTAATCCTGCTAATGAAGCTCACGTAGACTTCATGGTGATTATTGGACAAGAAGTAGAAAAAGCAATTGAACAATATCAAAAAGAGCAATCAGACAAAAAAAGAAGAGAATTTGACGCTTTACCAGCAGATGAAAGAGCTCGCATTTTGGGACAACAAGAAAGCAAATTAGGTGAATACTATCGCGGGCAAGATCCGAACTATAGTGTTCTAGAAGATATGTACGCTGTTCCAAACTTTAGAGGACAAACAAGAGATAACTACACCGGTCCTTCGTCTTTCTATGGATATGGAACAGGCCCAAACTCTAATACGCAATATCGTTACACACCAAATTTTGGATCTGACGGTAAGTTTAGATATTTTGATAGAGAAGAACTCGGAACCATCCAAAAAATGTCTTTTAATGGAGGAAGATTTAACAACAGTATGATTGGTCTAGCATCATACGGAGGAGTTGGCGGTGCTCCTGTTGTAATTAATGCACCTCAAATAAGTGCGCCTGTCGTGAATAATGTAGAGGGTGGGAAGTCGGCCAACTATATTCAGATGGCCTCCTTCGGTGGTGGCGGGGGCGGCTTTGGAAGCGACGACCCCTACAACCTATCATTTATTTCGTAGAATCACCTTTGTCAGAAACGAAGGAATACATTTCTTTCGCTTTAGACATAAGCTCTTCTACAGAATACATTTCGATGTGCTTTTGAAATTCTTCCATCTGCATCTTACCTGCATCCATCATTTTTTCAGCAAACGACACGTTCATGTGATACTGCTGATCCATATAATCTTTTGCAAGTGTTAGCATTTCTGAACGAATTTCAAATGGGTTTTTATTAGCCATAACTTTCTCCTTTGTGTATGTATGTGTTAGCCAATTTGGGTGAATATCATAATAACCTGGATTACATATATTCATTTTGTTTTCCTTTAATAGAAATGGGGAGCTAACCGTGGCTCCCCGCGGATTCGTTACGGAATCACCCGTTTAGAAGTTCTGGAGCTCGGCCGATTTCAATCTTACGAGGCTTCTTCTCTTCCGGAATCACATTCTCCAATTTAACTGTCAAAATGCCATCTGCGAAATGTGCACCACGTACGACAATTGTATCTGAGAGTGTAAAGCTACGACGGAAGTGACGCGCTGAGATACCTTTATGTAGGTATGTACGTTCTTCTTCGTCGTCGTTTTTTGTCCCTTCAATATATAGAACACCGTCTTTTAGTTCGATGTCTAGTTCATCTTCGCCAAAGCCCGCGACCGCCAATTCAATGGCATAGTTATCGTCGTCGATCTTTGCAATATTATATGGGGGATAATTAGTTTGACCCGGTGTTTGTTCTCTCATTCTTTCGATCATGCGATCAAAACCGATGAAAAGTGGGTCATTGAGCATATCTGCTCTAAAGCTACGTGTATTCATTGCTATCTCCTTTATTAAGCAAGATTTATAATAAGGGAACCCATTAGGCATTCCCTATATTATTTATATCACATTATTTAGGAGATGTCAACTTTTTTTTCAAGAATTGCGTGTGCAATAATGTCCCCGTTCTTAAGGGCAACTAAACTGTCACATGTATTCTTGACTATCAATTTAATTTCAGAAGTCTCTTCTACAATCTGAACACACGAAGCGAGAACAAGCGATTTCTTAAGTGCCCAATCCTCTTTAATATAAATCTTTGCAATGTATCCTTCCGGCACTTCAAGAGTCTGCCCTGTTGGAATAATTGCTCTTACATCTGGAATCAACTGTAATGCATCCGCATCTGGACCGAATCCTTTTACATGCATTTTTTGTAGTTTATTCCAATTATTATAAGTATCAACAAAGTCTCCATGCTTTAAGGAGACGGCAATATCAATCATCATTTTTTTCCTATATTGTACTTAGCCTCTAAGTTCCATTCATTTTTCTCTTTATGAGATAGAATCTTAATTTGATTAAGCTGAGCAACTGGATCTTGAGCTTTCTCCGTATTTACAACTGAGATGAGATCCCATTCCTCAAGCAAATTTACGATAGTATTTCTTCTAGCCTTATCTTCTTCTGAGAAGGTGTCTTTCTTTCCGTCTAGGATAAACAACTCTTTAAAATGTAGAATTGCATAACGACCTTGTTTGTGAAGAATATGGCAAGTTTGATATAAAGTCTTATCTTTACGAGATGAAATACCGATTCGTGTTAGTGTTTCTTTGACTTTTAAAAAGCTATCTGGCGAGGGAAGAGAGATCTCAATTCCCACCCCTTTAAAAATATCTTCTTGCATAACCACAGCATCCTTATTATTATTGTTATTATCACGATGCTCACCATGACCATCCAAACAATATTTATATTTTTCACACTCCCCCTGTGACAAGTTTGCTATGTACATATTTCATATCTTCTTTACTCAAAGCTTTCTGGTACATCTTGGCTACGGTACGGTTACACTGATAGACCTGCTGGATTGCATCTAAGTCTGCATCTTTATCGGCCTTTGGCCACTTTGAGAAACGTTTACGCTTGCGTAGTGCTCCACGATAATATTGAAACTGAGCGGCATGGAACATATGAGCTCGTTGATTCATTTCATTCGCATGTAAGATAGTATCCTCGAAGTTTGCGAAACCACGATTTACCATATAAGGAATGTACTGCTTTTCAATCAGTTCTGGATTTTCGTTATTGTTAATCAGATCTTCCTTCGAGAAAGAAGCTGCTGTCATAAAATCAAATGGGTTATAGTCCTTCGCCACGAGCTTCCTCAATCTTTTTCAAAATATCATTTAAATCATCTGCACAAGTGGGGCAGGCTTTTAATTCAAGAGGCCCTTCACTTGTATCTAATTTTATACTAAACAAGTCAGCTTTGTCAACTGTTTTTTCACAATAAAAGCAAGTATGCTTTTTAATAAGACGTTTCATCCATTCGCTCATTTACCACTCCGGCGCTGAATAATCTTTGTGCAATTTATATGAAGCTATTCCATCTAATCCATAAGATGGGCAAACGTGAATGTATTCAGGCAAACCTAAATCGTCTTTCTCACCCGCTTCACCACAAATGAAGTATGCACCAGTTTTTTCAGGTGAGCTATGCTTCCAAATTTTTAAGAGCTTTTGGTAAAGCTGATATTCATTATCACTAATTTCAACCATCATCTTCTTCCCAATATCTAACATAAAAGTATTTGCCGCAGTTGTCAATCTCTTTCTGCGGATAACCTTCGCTCAACAGCCAAGGAAGGATACTTTCATCTTCGCCTAAGTCTGCGGGTAAAGGTTTAGGAAAACCATACTTCCAACCGCTGGGCGGATCGCACATCATCACTTTAGCCATTTCATACTACAATATCAACGAATTGTCCCTGTGGTTTCTCATCAATCACTCGACCAGCATGGTCGTAACGGGTCCATTGAACGGTTTCAACCCATGTCACTCCAGTCGGTGTTTCAAGATGTTTCGTTTGTGTTACCTTAACACCATGAACAGTAGTATTAGTGGTGTAGTAATTACTTGTTGTAATCTGTGGCATGATGCCATATACTTCTACGTTATTCATTTAAAGGATGTCTCCATCATGATTTCAGTGAGGCATGCAACCATATTTATCTCAAGATCAGCGACAAAGTTTGCTTTGTACATATAGTCTGCAAGAGTTACGATAAAGCCTGGCTGAGATCTGAGTTCGACCTTATCATTGGCCATATCATAGATACGACGGAACATCTCGTTCATATCTTGATCTGAGTTCTTTGCAACCCACTTACGCATGTTTGTGAAGTCTTTACTCTTTAGAAGTTTAAAGAGTTCATCAAGGGATTCTTGTTTGAGATTAACAAAGATACCTTCATCAATAGCGCCAGAAGCGGAGTAAGATTGCAACTCTGTAAGTACACGTCGAAAATCAGGGAAGTGTTTTTGGATTACTTTTGCAACAACTGCTTTATCATACGCAACGTTTTCTTGTTCAAGAATAGCTTCAACACGGCGTAGGAATTGCATCGCGAGCTTTGGCCGATCGGATTGCTCGATGGTAAAGTCAACCTCTGACAAACGAGAACGAAGTGGAGAGATTATACGATTTTTAAAGTTACAAGTAAAGATGAACCCGCAATTGCTTGAATATTCTTCAATAAAGTTGCGTAGCGCGGGTTGAACATTTGCTGCGTTGAGATAGTCCGCCTCGTCAAAGATGACGTATTTTCTACCACCTGTGAAGGAAACCGCTGAGGCAAACGTGGAGATGTCATATCGGAGGGTATCGATATTGACGTTAAGTGAGCCGTTTTTAATAATATAATCGCAGCCAAGTTCATCGAGCATAGCTTTTGCGATTGTAGTTTTGCCAACACCTGGACCGCCAGTGAGTAGTAAGTTAGGAATAGATTCATCTGCTACAAATTTTTTGAAAGCAGATTTAGTTTTGTCTGGTAGAATTGTGTCGCCAATTACCATTGGCCTGTACTTCTCTACCCAAAGTACTTCATTTGCTTTTGCATCAATAGACATTCAATCACCATCATCATATAAAAAGAAATGAGGGGGCCGAAGCCCCACTCATTATTGTACCACTTTGTCAGCGAGTGGTGCGTCCTCAGGTACATCCGGAGCTGGAGCATCGGCTGCCGGCATGTTACCATCGGGAGCTCCTTGCGGAGCATTCTGTTGTAGGAACATTTCGATTTTGTTACGAAGCATTCCAATAATTGCCATCTCGTTGCCGGCTACTGCGCCGCGGCGAGACGCAACGTCTACGAACTGTACAACAGTTGCTAGATCCTGAAGAGAAAGTTGGATCGGTTGAGGTGCTTGTCCCTCGGGTGCTTGAGCTGCTTGAGCTTCATTCATAATTTGTTATCCTTTCTGATAAGTCGACTTAGTATCAATTGCCACGAAGTACGTGACGTCCGTACCCTTGAACTCAGAGATTCCCTTTGCGCAAAGAGAAACTTTGTAATCCTGAGGCAAGAGCTTAAGATTATCGGTTTTAATGATAATCTTAAATTCATCAGATGTAGTGCCGATTTCAACACCATAATCATCAGAATTTTGATTGTTGCTATCAATAGCTTTCAACCAGATTTTCCCTTCGGTCCCTACAAAGGCTACCTCAGAGAATTGTAACACACCTGCAGCCTTAAGAACAGACTGTAGGTCTTCCCAAGAAACATCAACAACTACATCCAGAGATGGCAGTTGAATCTCTTTTTCGGGAGCTGCATGAATCATTGATATGTCAGCGTAAACATATTTCGTCTTACGACGACCATCGTTGATCATAAAGTATTTATCATGAAACTCTACGTCGGGATCCTTGTAAAGTGATAAAATTGACAAAAATCTTGACAAATCATAGATACATGCTTGAGATGGAATCTGATCTGGAATAGTTGCAGACGCAACCAATGTCTTTTCTGGTGTTACTGTTTTAAGTACACCGCCGGGTTTCATAAGAATCGACTTGTTGATAGTCGAAAAACTCTTAAGAATGGTAAGAGTACGTTCACTAAACTTCATTATATAAGCTCCTTACAAATTTCACATTATGTATTAATTTTACTACGTTTTTTGGATTTTGTCAACTGTTTTTTATTGGCATAAGTTTTACGATTGCTTTTACTGTCTGCGGTGGCTGACACACCGAGAGAACCAATAGCAGCCATATTACCTTTAAAGATATAAGTGCCAATGTGATTGAGGTGCATCCAAGGGCACATAATCACTTTCATACCGATGTCACGGGCTTTCCTACAGAAGAAGTAATCCTCTGATAGATAACGACGCGATTCCGGATCAATTACACAGTCAAAGAACGCTGTGATATCTCGCGAACCATCAAACTTGTCCGTACGAACATGATCTGGTTTGTACTGAAGTTCAGGATAGGCATCGCGATATTTCTCAAGTGTTTCTCGTGGAATACACATAAAGCCTGTACCACCCTCACCAATCTCAAGTGGTTCACCAACATTAAATGTATCTAATTTCTTAACAGGATTAAATACATAGTCTGCTGTATAGTTATCAAGCTCGAATGGATTTTCGTCACCTTTACCAAGCTCTGCAGCCTTAGCAACCTTTTCCCACGCGATTGTTTTCTTAGGATAAGGTCCTACAACAATATTATGATTCTCGGTGTCTGCTAGATTTACAGCAATTAATCCTAGAACATCTTTAGCATTAAATGCGATGTCTGAATCGATGAATACAAGGTGAGTACAATCAGATCTGAGGAACTCATCTACAACATAATTACGTGCCCTCTGGATAAGGCTCTCGTTAAAGAGATAATAAAAACGGATAGGAATACCATTTGCTGCACACATCATAGCCAGGTCGTTACAGGACTTAGCATATGAGCCTGAGCAGTTACCACCGTACATCGGAGTACCGATAAAGAGCTTCTGCTCTTTGAGTTTGTCTAAAGAGATTTCAATTTTCATATTTCTACTTGCTCCATATCATTTTCTGCTCTATGAATAGCCTGAATCCGAAGGATGTCTGCTGCGACATCATGTCTGCTATCATGAGCACTAAATACTTTTTCCCATTGCTCAGTATCTGCAACGGGTACGAATCCATTCTTTGTTGTAAAGTTAAACTTCGCATCAATAAATGTACGAGTATCACGTATACGCCAGTAAGGAATGTACTCGTTTAGAAACTTGTCCTTGCCTACGGCCATTGCCATATGATCTAGAATAACTGGGTCAAAACCGTTTGAACGGCTCCACCAGTAATCAACTTTATCTTGAGTACGAAGATATCCGATCATCTGCTCAATAAACTGTGGTAGCTTAAGATCATCTGGCTTTGGTTTTAAAAGCTTACGAACTTCTGGTGCTTGCTGTAGCCACCAATCAAGATCTGACTTTTGATATTCAAAGTCATAGTTCTTTATTTGATCTTGCAAATCAAGTTTTGCTTTTTGAATGATACCTAAAAGTTCTTGAAAAGAATAAGGCTCATCAAGAAAGCGATCCCATACAAATGTTGCATAAGAACACTCAATGCCAGGCGCCTTACGAGCACACTGGCCAATTGTTTCAAAGTCTAGGATAAAGTCAGTTCTCATAGAAAAGCCTCAAGTGTAGTAATGTTTTCTTGGTATTCAAGCTTCTGAGTACCATTATACTGCAAAATGTAATCGGTGTCAACCATTTTTCTTAGACCTTTAAGTGTTGCTAGAACCTCTGTGGCCATGTCTGTGGCTGTTTGCACAGGGACATTTTGGCAAATATGATTTGCTACCTTAGGGCCCGCATCGACCAATTCAAAGTCTTCGGGCAAGCCCATGATTGACATAGCTTCTCGGTAATTAATAAATCGATCTTCATCAGGATGAGTAAGCATAGTAGGATAGTGGCCAACGAAAGCGCCGATACGATCTTTTGGAACAATGACACCTCTTCTCATAATCGACCCACCCTTAGCAAGTTTCTCATGTTTATAGTGGCACTTATCAACTTCTTTCTCAAAACCGTTTGCAGCCATCCAGTCAGCAACTTCATTATAAGTTTTACCTGCTCTTTCGATATAAGAGAAAGAATCCACACCACGAGCTGACGTTGGATCTACATCGCGAGAATGCTCTGTATGAGTTTTGCCTCCTTCAATCTCTTCAAGAATGTACTTATAGTACGGGTTGTCGGAAGGCTTTTTAGTATTGATAGGTTCAGTTTGAAAGTTTGATTTTACATTACGAATTAATTCTTCGATTGGTGTGTACTCACGATTGTAGTATTCAAAGATTGGTACGCCGTTATCTCGTTTCCAGAAGAAATAAAATGAGCGTTCTCGTACCTGTGGAACACCATGAAGTAGAGATCTAGTCCGGTATACACTCATCGTATATCCATTGTCCTTACCAATCTGTTTCAATTGATTACGAACATTAGTTCCAATCTTACCAGCAAATCCTGGAGCGTTCTCGCCCCAGAAACAGTCTGGTCTATATTCACCAAGAATATACTTTGCAGTCTCAATCATCCATTTGTTGTTTTCGTTGTCGTCACCGTATCCATGTGACATCATTGATAAACCAGCGCATGGACACACTGATGATACAACATTTGCTCTTTCGCCTGGCGGTGGCCTATGTCCTTTATCTAGAACATAATATGGAATCTTGTTGTCGTAATAATTTAGAATATGTTTGTCATTACCAGCAAAAGGTTCATATGACATAAAATGAATTGGAGGTGCACCAAAGGCTCGATGGGAACCAATAGTTTCACCTCCAATTAGTGGTACGATACTTGCGTGGGTAATATCACTCATGCTAAAAACTTTCTCACTGTTGAGAGCGCTGTGCTCACAGCCTGATGCATATCAAGATAGGCATACAAACCGCAGCGACCGATAAAGGTCATATGCTCTGGTATTTCGGCTTTATATTTTTTGTATAGCTCTCGGTTCTTACCATCGCGATCTTTTACTGGATAATAACGTTCATAGTTATTCTCAGAGTAATCGCATGGTTCCTCGAACGTTAGCGTTGTGATATATTTATTATCGCCGTGACAGGGAATATTCTTCCATTCAGTAACACGAGTCTTTGGGCCGTGATGAGTAAAGTTTACAGTAGCGGTTGGTAATGCCCGTGGAATCGGCAGGCTTACAGTCTCAAACTTGATTGAACGATATGGAAGCTTATCATATTTCCATTCAAACCATTCATCAATTGGCATAGAATTAAACACATGATCGTATTCTTTATCCATATGATAATTATATTCAGTATTTAAAGATACAGTTATATTGTGGTGAGTGAGAATGTTCTCAACCATTTTAGTATAGCCATGCCGTGGCATGAATTGTATCTTATCATTTGGAAAGTATTCTTCGTTGTAATCATCACGAATAGGAACTCGATTGATAATATCAGGATTCAACTGATCAAGTTCGACACCCCACATCTTCTTGGTATAAGGTCTGAAGAATACGTCGAGAACATTCTCCTCACCGACAATATCTTTTGTTTCACGATTTACTGGTAATGTGACGTATTGTCCATCCGAGAGTTGAGCTTTAACTTTGTGCCGATACTCAACCCACTCAGTAAACTGTGAAAGCCATTCAAATACTTCTTCATTATTAGTATGAAATAGATGAGGACCATACTTATGAACTCGAATGCCATGTTCATTCTCATAATCATATGCATTACCGGCTACGTGATCTCGTTTATCAATTACATCTACATTATGTCCTGCTCTTGCAAGCTCACGAGCAACCACACAACCTGATAGACCCGCACCTACTACTAAATACTTCATGCTGCTAATACTCTCTCAAGCTCGTTTCTTTGAATGCTCTGATCCAAAGGATGGTTATCATATAGAGCATCTCGCTGAGCTTTGGCAGTAGCTTGCAATTGAGTAAGATCCATTGCTTCTACGTCTTGTACTCGAAGTCCAGCAAGACCCTCATCTTTATAATACACCATCATTTCTGGTTTGTCACCAATAATAATAGAACCGGCGTCAGCAACCTGCAGTGGGCGTGCTCGCCACCACCCAGATCCGGCATGGAAGTATCCGGGCATTAGACAGCCCCATTGTTGTTCGAATACTTTTACCATTTCCGGTTCGGTTTTACGCTCTGACTTATATTTACCACGCTTTGCGCCATAGTAAACAATCTCCCACTTCCAATCGTCAGGTTGCTGCGCCTTGAGCCATTTTCGCGTTTTCTCTTGAACAAGAGACGCAAAATTCCATTTCATTTCTTTTTCTGGTGTATCACCAAAGAAACTATCCAAACCAACACTACCTGTTCCATAACCGTTGTCTGCACGACGATTTAGATGATAAGGATTTGGATTATATGTGTAAACGTTTTCTTCTTTCCAGCCAAGTTCTAGTGTTGACATATCACCACCTGCAAAGGCGCTTACAAGCAAACGATTCTCTTTACTGGTGATAATGTTACAAGCATCGATATATTGTTCTTTATATGACGCTACAGTTTCTTTATCTTCTACACCTTGCCATAGATCAAAGAGATACTGGCGGAATACACCTTCATCGTTTGCTTCGAGCTTCTCTTTATATGTTTCAATAGTGCTGTAGATCTGTTTAAACTGCCAATCGTCAAAAGCTAAGATGCAGTTTGGGCGAGCATGTACGGCATACAGTCCGGACCATAGGAATTGACAGAAGGCCTGGATGCTGTGAATGTATACCACTACCTCATCATAGTGATCTAGGTTCTCGCCTAGTCTGACAGGCCGCTGTTCAACCTCATATCCCATATCTTCAAGGCAACGAATGAGTGAATAGTGAGATGGCACAACCTGAAGTTGTTGCTGCAGAAAGAAGTCTTTCGTACACTGCAGCTTATTCATACCTGTTACAAGGATTTTTTTCATTTCGACTCCATATATCTTTTACATTCTTTAAGTTTCATCTCTTCATATTCAATATCATTCAATAGTCTATTTAGTGGTGAAGGATGAGGCATAACAAAGTGTTCAATACCTAGTCTATTTAGCGTTTCTGACACGAAGTTGCCGAGAGCAATAACTCTTTTATAACCATTAATATAACATAGTAGAGTCTCTTTGTCAACCATAGATTGATTGTAAGGTCCGGTTTCGTGAATAACATTGGTAAATGCATAGTACCTTATACCGAGGTGATCCATCCACTGATTCAATCTTTTAATAGTAGGACTCTGCTGATGTGCAGGGCCGTTTGAAGGATTTATACCAACTACAATCATATCAATCATCTAATGTTGTTACTACCACGCCTGCTTCTTTATACATGGGAAGTGATTCTTTATACCATACCTCTTCCCAATTACCCTTGTCTGTCTTTGCAGTAGGCATTACAACTCGTTTAATACCAGCTTGGATAACGCACTTTGTGCATGCTGGGCAAACTGGCAGGCCATAAACATATAGTGTGGCATCCTTTACAGTAACGCCATTATACAAAGCATTCATAAGAGCATTCATTTCAGCATGAATTATACGAGGATACTTTTCATCTCGATTGTTGAGTCGTTCATCGCTATCTTCAATACCTCGAGGAAAACCATTGTAACCGGTGGCAAGGATCCGCCTTTCAGCATTAACAACAACAGCACCTATCTTACTCGACGGATCCTTACTCCAGCCAGAGATGATCTCAGCCATCTCCATGAAACGACGATCCCATTTTATATCCTTGGCATCTTCCTCACGCATACGCCGTCTCATGTAATCGTGGTAACTTTCTCGATAATATTCCATTCTACTCATCATCTTTTTTGTTTAGAAGCTTTTGCTCCATTTGTTCCTTAATATCATGAACTCGTTCTTTTTCAATTAAGTCGATAATCAGATTTGTAAGATCTAGATCTTTCTTGAGAAAAAACATTCTTTGCTGTATCTTCTCAAGTTGCTTTTGATAGTACTCTAATTCCTTTTCTTTACGCAATCTAGTCTCAATGATATCAGAAATCATTATAAGTTTGCCGGGCTCATGATCCATTATTTCACCAAATTAAAATGTCTTTCATACACGTGTAAATTCATGACTTGCCAGATGAGCATACCTTTTTCAATCTCACCGTGTTCACCTGTAACTGCAGCCATTTCATTCCAATTAGAAACAAACTTGTCCATAAGGTATTGTGCCCAAGCATAATCATTCTTATAGCCAAAAACAACATCATTAGAACGCATTTGAGATACCATCATCAAGACACCATCACGAATATAGAATGTTTGTGCATTTGTACAGATGAAGTCAGACTTGCCGCCTTCATTGAATTCAACCCAGATTGATGGACGGTTGTAAACCATTTGAGCACGGCGGCTGTCTGGATTACACCATAATTCATCAAAGGCCATATAAAATTGTTTGAAGTACTTATCCGAGAAAACAAGATGGCCATAGTTAGAGTTGATATTGCCATGCTTGTCTGCTGAATATTTCCAAGCTGCGGGTGGATCTTGGTTCTTGCCATGAATATCATAGATATTTGTACTTTGGCTTTCATACCAATCCAACTCAGCTTCAATATAAGCTTGATTTGGTATGCCAAAGATAGATGGTTCAGATGCAACGAAGTTTGCACCAATCATCTCGATGGTTTTCTGGCCAGTTTTATCGATTGTAAATGCTTCATCCGCGAGCTCACCAATAAAGAACTCACGGATGTCTTTTACACTATTCATCAACATTCGTCACCTGTCGGTTAATTGGACGATTGAAAATATCACGGGAACCGTCTTGGCCCTCGATCTTTTGTCGACAATATGCAACAAAGAATGATGCATAGTTGATTAGATCTTTAGCACTATCTTCGAGCGATTCGAAGTTTGGTTCATAGTCTTCGCCACGCATAGCTTCCATAACAGATTTCATACGAAGCATTTTGCCATGCATGACATCATGGATCGATTGCACGCCGTTTGGATAGTAATCGGCTTGTTGTACAGTCGAGTTCGGATTTTGATAATCACGAGACTTTTTGACTTGGATCTCAGCACACTCGGCTAAGACTTTTGCGGATTCAGGTGTTGACATATTACCTCCTTAGATTTTTTCACAACGGGGAAACAGTTTATGGCCACGCTCTGGCACGTGGAAGTAACCCATAATTGGAATTATACCACGGGAATCATTTTTTGTAAAGGAAAGACTTGAGCGTGCGCCTTTACCAGATTTTGGCTTTTTCCAATACTGAGTAGTATCATCAAGATTAACCAAAGAAACATGAGCGCCCACGATTTGATATTTATCGTCAAGTTGAAAACGCTTAAGAAGATGCATAGATACTTTTTCACCAGCGTTAGCGTTACCGGTCCACATGTTAAATTTTTCAAAAGCTTGAGACATGCAGTTTTTGTCTTCGATTTCCGTACGGCGCGTATTAGTGTATACCCAATCATAGCCATCTGAAAGATCAACTCGTAAGTCAATACCAGTATTTTTAAGAAGACGGCCGAACAAATTATTGATTGGCGAGCTGTAAAGTTTAGAAATCTCAGCTGAACGCTGGGACATTGGCAGTGCGTCAAGCTCATCTTTGATAGGATTGTCGTACCAATTAGAAGCAGAATCCAATTTTTCGGTATTGAAAATGCGTTGGAATTCTGGAATTATAGAACGAATACCTTCGATAAGAGGGGTGTATTCGCCGTCGGCATTGAATGTTTCTTGACCAGATGTTTCTGCGATGTTGTCATCAGCATAATGTAATTGTGATTTTTGTGAAGCCAAGAAGTCGCCAGCAGTAGTAAATTTCATATCGCCCATAAACATTGTGTGTGTTCCTTTCTGTGTAACGATAATTCTATTATATCAGGATTAGAGAGAATGTCAACTATAATTGCGCACATAAACGTCAAAATGTGTCGCATTTTCTGCAGGAGTGTCGCGGGCCCAAGAATTCTCACGAGGACCACGAGGACGAATACGAAGACCTTGCGTATTCTGTTTACCATAGTAACTCAAAGTGCCATATAGTTTACGAGCACGAGTGATGTATCCATTACGCTCAACAAGCAAAGCTTTCAATTCAGCGATCGCAGGATCGTCAAGAGACTTTACCGTGAAACGATAATCAAGAGAAGAACGGTTTTTGTAAGTTACGTATGCCATTATTTTGTTTCCTTATTCACGATGATGTAAACTGTTGGCTCGTCGAGCTTAGAGCCGATAAAAGCTTTTGCATCTTCTAAGCGAGAGCACATAGCGATGATCTGGTTGTTTGCTGCATTTTGAATATAGTACATTAGAGTACCTCCTGTGGAGATACTCGCTTAGCACTAGAGACGAGGAAGTCACGATAATCATCGTCCAACTCTGCGAGTTCATCTTCCCAATCGTCGTGAGTGCGAAATGTGACGGGAAACTCTTTGTAGTACAGATTGTTCTGCATGCATAGAGCACCAACGAAAGCAACGGCATCTTGAATACGCTCAAGACCGCTGACGATGTAGTCAGCTCCGCCCTTCATCTTCCAGTAGGCGTTACCATCGGAAAACTTACCAGACTCGCAGTGAGCACCATAGTTTTCAAG